ATGAAAAATTTAAAAATAACAAATCTTTCTGAAAAAGATATTCAAAATTTGAAGAAAATTAAAATAATTGAGCTGGAAGAAATGAGACTTCAGGATTTGAAAATTCTGAAAGCTAAAATTGAAACAGCTATTAAGAATATAGAAAAAGACTAGAATTTTTGAGGTTCTAGTCTTTAAATTTAAATTATGCATATTTCTTTAATATTTCATTTGCTAATTTAACTTCCATTTTTTTATAAACTTTTGTATCAGCACAACTTATCATTGTTGCTTTTTCAATTATTTCAGCGTGTGGAACTCCTTTGTGTCCACAACATTTTAAAGCTGAACCAGCAACACTTTTTACCAAACTATTTGTTGATTTATAGTCCGAATCTAAAATATACCCTGCTAAATTAGCTATTTCTTGATTTTCCATAAGCACCTCCATTTTTCAAAATATTTCTTGAAAAATAAAGGTTTTTTTGTTATAATGATTTTAGGAAATATAACAAAATCTTTTACTTTTCAAGATTTTATAATAGTTTTACAAATTTGCAGTTTGTTAAACTATTTTTTTATATATATAAAATTATAAATATAATTTCTCTTTCTGAATTTGGGCAACTTTTCTTGATACTCCAAATTTTTCAGATATTTCATCTATATTCATATATTCAATTTCAGAAAAATCTACCAAAAATTCTCCTGCAAATGTATTTGCCTGCCATTCAATATCTTCATACGGATTTATTTTTTCGTCAAATCTACAAAATTTTATTTCAGCATCCATTAGAGAATGTAATATCATATGCCCTATTTCATGTGCTATTGTAAATCTATCTCTAGTATTACCTTTAGATGCTCCTATATAAACACTTTCTCTTATCCTTATAGCTCTATCCAAAGGATCAAATTCTGCATAATTTGTTTTAAGTTCAGAATCTTCTACAATTTCATACTCATATTTTAGTAAAAATACTATTATTTCCAAAAATCTTAAAATATCTATTCTTTTCCCTTTTAGCCCAAACTTTTTCTTTAAAGTATCGGCAATATTTCTTATATCTCTTCTGGAACGTGGCTTTACTTTTATTTTTGAACTATTCTTTTGTGTTTCCATTCAAATACCCCGTTATCTTTTCTATTTGTTTGTCGTTAAGTTTTCCAACTTCTCTAGCATACAATAAACTCAATTCTTTCTGTTTTTCATTCAATGAATCTAGTCTTATTCTCATTTCGCCTGAATAAATACTTATCACCTGTAAAATTTTTTCTTTATCATTATCACTTAGCTGATAAATTTTGAAAAGTTTTTCTGCAAAATCTTTTGGAATATTTCTTTTTCCGTTTTCGATTGCTGATAAATACGAAACAGAAATTTCAAGTTTACGAGCCATATCAGAAGAAATTTCATCGTTGTCAATTCTAATTTTTCTAAGTTTTTTTCCTAAATTTGTAACTCCTTTAGTTTTCATATTTACTCCCTACTTTCCTTGTTTTGAATACATTGTATCAAATATTTTTATCTTTGTCAACAATTTTGAAAACAAATTTTACAAATTTGTAAAATAGTATTTTCATTATATTAAAAAAATATCGTGACTTTTTTCTTCCACAAAAAAAGATAGCCATTTCTGACTATCAATTTATAAGTGATTTTATTTTAGCAACAAGCTCGTTTTCAATTGATTCCATGTGCGTTTCCACAATCCTTGCCGCTTTTCCATACAAATCTTTTTCCTCGACACCTTCTCTTTTTAAATCGTCCAAGATATGCAGCAGTATCTCTTTTGTCTGCTCGAACTCATCTTTTATCATTTTAGATAATAGCTTATAAGTAGTCTCCTCTATAATGTCGTGCATATCATTTTCAAAATTAATCATCTTGGCATCGAAAAACGTTTTGATTTCTTTGTTAATAACGTCCCAGTTTTCTTCCAAGTGATTATTTTTTATGTATTTCAATATACGTTTTTGAACTGCCCAACGCATATCCTGAATTTTTAGTATCAAAGCTATCTCTAGCCCTTTGCCTTTTAGAAAATCGTTATTTAACTGATTTTCTAGTTTAGCTAAGACTGTTATTACTTTTTCCTGCTGCTCAAAAAGTCTTTTTTGCTGAGTGATATAAGTATGACTTATAACTCCCATTATACCCAGCTGAATTATTGCTTTTACTTCTTCAAAATTTATCCCCACATTTTATCCTCTTTCGCCGCTATAATATGTTTTTATTTCCTGCTTTTTCCTCATCGAAAATTTGTTGCAGTATAACTTTTAAGTCAAATGTTTTTCTAGCTTCCTTTAAAACTTCTGTCAGAACTTCTTCGCCTATTTCTTCTGCAAAGTCAGGAATCCATTTTCTGTCAATTGATTTTTCTTTTTCCAATAATACTTCTAATTTATCCCAGAAGCCTTCATACACCTGCTTAAATTTTTCTGCTCCGGCTTTTCCTTTTGCAACTATTTCTGTTTTATAGATTAAAGTCTTTCCTAATTCTAAAATTTTACCTGTTAAATATATTTTTGCTGCTAATTTATCCATTTTTACACTCCTATTTTGTTATTTTTCTTAAAATCAATTCTAAACCGCCTAGCAAGTCCTACAATCAATTTTAACTCACTAGGTAACCCCATTTTGCCAAAGTTATTTTTAACGTTCAAATATAGCTTGTATTCAAGCGTTTTTTAGTTATTCTTCCAATAATTCTTTACTGCTGCTACGTAATATTTTGCCAGTTCCTTTTTTGTTGCTTCTAACACTTTCATATCTTCTGAATTTGTTATGAATCCGCTTTCAACTATGACACAAGGCGTTGAAGTTTTTCTCAAAAGAGTTGCCCCTCTGTCTGCATAATCACGAGGCAAGATTTTTCTATCTTTCAAATGTGTCGCTTCAATGTTAGCTTCCTGTAAAAATTCCGCAAGTTCCTTACTTTTCTTTGAACTATGCCAATAAAGCATCTCTACTCCATGTGCCGTTTCATCTGCCGCATTAAGATGAAAAGATAATGTTATATCCCCTTTGTTTGCCAAATTGTTAATCTTGTCTGGCAATTTAGAATAATAATCCTGATATACTACGACATAATCTACACCTTGCTCTTTGCATTCAGGAACAATATAGTTATTTACAAAATCCTTATTCCAAGTGTGTTCCTCAAATCCATTTCCACATGCTCCAGGATCTCTTTTCACTCCGCCGTGTCCTACATTTAAAATCACTTTTTTCATCTTAAAACATCTCCTTTAAATAATTTTCTTTTCTATCCACTCTATTAAGCCAGCCTGTCAAAAATTTTTTCTGTGACGGCTTATTTGCGGCTAATACTCTATAATATCTTCTCTGCAAATCGTGATATTTTTCTAAAAATTTATTTTCATCAACTTCATTCAATGCTGCTAAACTTTTTTCTCCTAAAATTCCGTCCACTCTTAAATCAAATCCCAGTTCATTCAATGCCGCCTGTGCTTTTTTAGCTCCCCAGTTACCGCTGTTTACAATGAAGTCACAAACAGATAATGCTATCTTGTCTGATTTTAAAGTGTCAAGTCCATTCTTGTGATAATATTTCTTATTATAAATATCTCTAGCAATAGATAAAGGCATATCTCTCATATGTCCTTTGTATCCGTACTTTCTTGCTTCTTCTTCAATTATTCCATATTTTGTTTTTCCACCTTTATCGTGCTTGTCATTAGAATATCCTCCTTCTACCATTAATAAATAGTCAAATATTCTTTCAAATCTGTCCATTTAAATCACTCCTTTTAATTAATTTTGAAAAAAATCACTTACATTAAGCTCTAACATCTGATCAATAGTATATCTACTGATTCCAACAACCGCCATTTGCTCTGCCATGTCAGCAATTTCTAAAATGTTCTGAATCTTTTTAGCCAAAATTTTTAATTCAGCTCGATTCAATTCGATAAATTCAACTAATCCTTTATCATTTAAAACTTTTACTTTCTCAATCTTATCTTGTTCCAAAGTCCACATCAGTGACATTTTAAGAGACAAACTGTTTCTGTTTTTTTCGTTGTTCTCAAAAGTATATTTTTTACTACTTTTTTCGATTTCAAGTGGCTGATTCAAAAAGTTTGATTTAGCTTCTGCTAAGTCTTTTAATGCTTTTTCCCTTAATTCTTTTAATTTTGCATTTAATAAATCATTGTCAACTTTCCAAGTATTGCTATTTTTATCCCATACACTCCAATCGTTTGGTTTTGCAATAGTCACGATTGTTTCATTGACCTTGTCCAAATAACTTCCATCGCTTAAAACTGTCTTACCAGCCTTTATTTTCTCCGCTTCTGTCATTTCTCTAAGTTCTCCAGTTTTTTTATCCAAAATGGGATTTGAAAGTAAAGATGTTGAAAATTTCATAGTTTCTTCGTTCCAGTCAGGATAAAACAAGTTTGGATTTTCCTTAAATTTATCAACTCCAGTCGTAACTGGCTGTGCTATGCACTCCATTGTTGCGATTAAATAAATGTAAATTACTGTCATTTTTATCACTCCATTTCTTTATTTTTTATGGTTTTTATTCTGTGCCAATTTACTAATCTGTACAGAATTTACAAAAATATTTACTGATTTATTTATAAAATAGATTAAGCGTTATAAGTTACTAATACCTTGATTGTATTAATCGCTAAATCTTTTAAATTGCCATCACCGCCAACTCGGATCACATTATCGTTATAATCTAAATTTGCATATTCTGATGTTGTCAATAAGTTGAAACAAGTTACAGCAATTATTTTTCTTATATTTATATGAGAAGGCAATGGCACAAACCATTCGCTTTTATTATAATTTGCAAAATATCCAGCAAATGATGATGCTGTTAATATTTCACTTTTGCATAAATTTTCTACTTTGTCCGAAATCGGCTTATTCGATATTGGTCTAAATTTTCCTGAATCGTTGTATGTCAGACTGTTGTCTTCGATACATTCGTAATAAAATTTTGTTACACTGTCATAATAAAATTTACCTTTTGTCTTGTTTCCGATATCTTGTATATTTCCACCAAATTGCAATCCTAATATTTCAGCCAATCTCGAACTAACTAAATAATTTTCATCCGCATATTTTTTTGTAATATATGTTATGCTTGGATCAATAACTGCTGTTACATTTGCCACCTGGTCAACAATAATTGTATCTACATATTCAATCTCTACGACATTATTAGCCGAAAAAGGCGGCACAAAATCTGGACTAGTCGAAATGTTATAAGCATAAAGTATTTCAACGTTATCATTCCCGTGTGCAAATATTCCTAATTCTTTGATATAAAACCCTGTTGTTACAGATTTGTTAGTCAATAACGCATTGATTTCACAAGTTCCGTTCCCTTTTACGTTTATATTCAAAATTGGCAATGTTGTGATTTGATTGACTAATGCCGTTCTTTCTCTTTCGGAAGTTAATGATGTTCCATCTCCTATTGCCATTCTGGTAAATGTTATTGTTTCTCCCGCTAATCCTTTTGCTAATAGTTCTCTTCCTTTTTCCGTTAAAATAAATCCATTAAATTTTGCCATAATTTACCTCCTATCTTATTTCTCTTAATATTCTTGTTCTGTGTACCGTTCCAAAATTTGCCTCTATAATCTCATTTGGAATATTTATATCAGTTGAGCCTAAGAAATATTTCTTTTTATTTTTTTCAACGAAGCCGTAATAATTTTTTCTTTCTTCTTTTCTCAAAAGCCTTATTCCCTCAAGCCACGAACGAATATTTTTATACTGCTCTACAACTTCAATTATTTTCTTGTAGCCTTCATAATCTGATAAATTCCCATCTGTATT